TAGACATAGTGTTTAGTATGAATTACTGCCCTATTTGTGGTCAAAAGATAGGATGGAGCTAATCTAAATAAATTGTATCATTTATCGAGATTAGAGAATTGACATATAAATATAAAATATAAAATGAGGGGATGTTGATTGGACTTGGGTGAGATGTTTTATGTTTATGAATGGATTAGATTAGATACCAACGAGCCTTTTTATGTTGGAAAGGGGAGGGGTGAAAGATGGCGTAAACTAACAAGGGGGAATAATCATCACTTCAATAATATCGTGAAGTCTGTGCCCGTATCTGTAGTCCTACTTCATGAGGAATTAGATGAAACAACAGCTTTTGAGTATGAGGTTTTCTATATAAACGAATATAAGAACTTAGGGTATGACCTAACCAATATTACAGATGGAGGTACAGGGGGCGTAGTTGCTTATGGTAAGGATAATTTCTTTTATGGTAAAAAATTGAAGGAAATTTTAAGCGAAGAGAGTTACCAAAAATGGTATAAAAAGAAGTGTGAGTTATCCAAGGGTAAAAGCAACCCTATGTATGGAGTATCCCCAAAAGATAGAATGGACAGTGATACATACGAGATATGGCTACAGAAAATAAAAGAGAGAGATGTCAGTGGTAAAAATAATCCTAATTACGGGAATACGAAACTAAAAGACTATTACAAAGATAATCCCGAAGAAAAAAAGAAGCTAGCAAGAAAAGGTGGTCAAAATGGAAGAGCTAAAGGCGTGGAAATATATGACAGTGACATGAATTTTATAGAACAATTCTCTTATATAAGAGAATGTTCACTATACTTACTTGAAAATCAATTGGCATTACCGATACACAAGTCAATGAGAACAATAGATCGGAAAGTAGCAGATTGTATGAGAGATGAAAATACATATAATGGATTTTACTTTAAGCATGCCAACTAAAACTGATAGGAGATTGCTTAGTGATAACTAGCAATAAGTTAGAAAAACAAACTTCTACACCCGTTACAATCAGTGTCTTGCAGAAGTAAAATGGCAATAGAAGGCAAATTCTATCGTGAAGGAGGATAATAGTTGAAAAATAAAATTATACATGTTATGAGAACCATAGTAGAAAAACATGATAACAAGAAGCCAATATTTCTGTGTGACAGATTTAATTCAAGGAACGACAATAAGAATGATGAGTACAAAATCCCTCATGACAAACCACAATGTCCGATTTTTAAAGATAACCGTTGTTGCGGCGGGTGTAATTTGGCATCAGAATGTGATCACTCAGTAGAGTGTCATTGTTTCGGATATGCGTATGCAGCCTTAGGTGGAAATAGTAAAGGATACTATATGCACAAAGCCTCAATATACTACAAACATGGAAGAATAGGCAAAGCTGGAGAGTTTGATTGGTACTATTATAGATTAAATAAGTTTAAAGAAGAGATGTATATAGGAGGATATGTAAAAATAACAATTGACGGCAAAAAGTATTATGCAGAAATTAAATCCAAGATTAGTCGAAAATCTAACAAGGTCACATTATATGTTCCTGACTTAAATAGACATGTACGATTAAGCTTCGTTGATATGAAAGATTTTTACACAGTATACTCAAAAGACCAAGCTGAAAGATACAAAGAACTTGGAATTTAAACTATGAATATATAAACAACGCCAACCCTGGCGATTATAGGAGGTGTAATATTGCAAGATATAATAATAATTGTAATTATGCTATTATTTGGGCTCTGCTTATTTAAGAAACATGACAACAGTAATGGCGTAGTTGGAGAAGTCAGGATAGTAAGTAAGTTTATACTAAAGCCAACAGTAGTGAATGGAGACAGAAGATTTCTAATTAGGTGTAAAGTAAAGCAGGAATATTACAAGACACCATGTGGGCACTATTGTTGGATCAACAAGGAATGGTTAGACTAGGCGGTAATAACTGTACAACAATTACTATAAATGAATATTTTTTATTATATATTACATAAATTTACAGGCTGTCCTGACGAAGATCTAAAACATTATAAAAATGGTACAGCTAAATGTGAGAAGTGTGGCAGAATTACATTTGTTTTTAAGACATTTTAATTAATGAAGTATATTTATAAAATAGTTGTTGCGTTATAATATGGACTATGCTATACTTAGTTATAAGGATAAACCAGAAAGGGGGATAATAATATGATGATAGCGAGATGTATTAATAATGAAAAATGTGAGAATTTCTTATATGTTGGTGAAATATATCAAGTAAAACAAAGTAAACTCCGAGATAATTGCTATACCATAAGAGTTAAAGACAGGTTGGATAGAGTTAAAAGTATTAATTCCGATTTTAAAAAGGATAGGTTTGAACAAATTATTGATGGCGAAATAATTGCTACAGATATAACTAAAGTTCAAATGGCAAAACATCTGATTAAAGAAATGGAAAATAGGGGTTATAGATTATTACGGGTGGAGCAGGAGTTTATATTAGACCTATTAGGTAGATATATAGAGGAGAATACAGGGAAATAGGTCGATAGATGGATTATTTTAATTAGAAATTCCCAACCTTGGGAATTATAGGAGGGATTGATGTTATGTATGATTTTTTAAAGTTTTATGATGATTATTGCGGATCTAAAGGATATGCATTAGACATATATCATTCTACTATTATGAATTGGTGTATATCTATTGGATATAAATGCACACACCATAAACATGGGGAAAAGATTATTGAAGTCCAGCATTGTGACATGGAACTTGCTTTTGCTTTAGCACAAGTAAAACTGAAAGAATGGTTACTAGAGTATAAGGGTGGATATTGACATTATAATATTGGATTTATCTAGAAAGGAGAAATGTTAATGGAAACATATAAATTTAGAGCATGGTCAAAATGTTACAATGCTTTCTTGGAGCTGACGGCATTTGAGATCCATAGAGGTTACATTGATGGTATTTTTCATGACGGTGATTATATAGGCTATGATAAAGAAGATATTTCACTAATGCAGTACACAGGGCTTAATGATAAAAATGGAGTAGAAATATATGCGGGAGACATATGCAAGTATGTAAACTTCAAAGGTGAAGAAACTATTATACAAGTTTGGTGGTCTAAAGAAGATGCTAGTTTTAATTTTGGGAATCGAAACTTATCTATGATTAAAGAAAAAATAGAAGTTATAGGTAATATATATGAAAATCAATCGTTATTATTAGATGAAGATAGCATCTGTTATGGTTGCCAGCATTATACTGGTGGAGAAAATGATTGTGACACATCTAATATTTGCATAGAAGGAAGTTTGAACAAATACAAAACGAATTGATGAACATTAAAGTATTATAAGTTTTGACAATGGCTTGTTTAGTGGGTCACAGAATTAGAAAAGTCTTTAGATTGAAGAATTTATCAACATTGGTATATATTTATAAAATAAGGAAGTGATATGTATGTTTGGAAACAATACTTTGTACCCGACTCCCAATAACCTAATAGACCGAATGTTAGATAAAGTAGAATTAAGGAACAAAAGAAACATACTAGAACCTTCAGCTGGCGTCGGGTCGATAATTGAAAGAATACAAAGCCGACTAGGCGATACAAATATGAAGTATTGCAATATAGATGCAATAGAAATAGATCAAATTAACCTTGTGCCAATATTAAAATCAAAGAATATAAAAGTTATACATGACGACTTCTTGAGTTTTGATTCATTTAAAAGTTATGATTTAGTAATTCTTAATCCTCCATTTCATCAAGATGAAGGTTGTAAGCATTTATTAAAAGCAATAGATTTGCAAAAAGATGGAGGAGAGGTAATCTGTATTATCAATGCAGAATCCATCAAAAATCCATACTCTAACGCTAGAAAAGATTTAGCAAATAAACTACATAAGTATAATGCGGAAATTGAATTTATAGAGGACGCTTTTAGTGGTAGTGAATCACTTCGGAAAACCAATGTTGAAATTGCATTAATATACATTAGCATTGAAAAAGAACATAAGAATAGCGTCATAGTCGACCATCTAAGAGCCGAGGAAAAGTTTAATGACCAAATACATGC